AACTTATCCACTTCTGCTTCTTCGTTTTTAATAACTCCAAATGATAATTTACCCAATTTCTTAATTTGTTTATTGTATTCTTTCTCGTCAATCGCTTCATACGGCATCTGTTTGTATGCTCCATAGTCGTGTCTTGGAAGTAATGAAATACCTTTCAACTGGTATTGATAATATTTTAGGACATGCGGGATTTGTGCTCCCTCTGTTTCGGGGTCAAATGTCACGGTACAACTGACTTGGTTATCTGCCCAATGTCGTTGCATAAATGCTGCTAATGAGAATTGTTCCCATAATGTTAGCTCACTCGCTGTTGCGATTCCCTCTCCAACATCTACTGGTATTTCTACTACTAATGTAGAGTCTTCTGAACCATAGGCTGGTTCTATTTTGTATCCTGCTTTCTTTAATGGTTCAATTAATTCTGAATTAATTGATATTCTAACTCGTCTTATATAAAAACGACTTTCAGGATAATGTAATCCAGGTGTTGAACCTGCTAACAATGACACGGTTCCACTTGGTTTTACTGAAGTAGTTTTGATTGACTTTGGAATAGCTAACCAATCTGAATAGCTTCTATCCCATCTCTGTATAGTGTCGTAACCTTCTTCTAACCAAGTTCTTAATTCGTGTAAACCACGATTTGTAATAAATTGTGCGATACCACTTACCGAACAACCTATTCTTCTGTTTCTTAACATAACACGATTGGTATCTGACCAATGTGTTCTACCTAATGTGACAGTTTTTGCGTATAAATAAGCAAACTTTAAAGTTCTTTTATAATCTTCTAATGAATCGTGATTGTCTGGAAATGTTTCTACTAGACAACATAACTCATATGATTCTAATGATTGTTCCAAACAAGGATTACCACCCATTACTCTATGGTCTTTATCATCTCCACCATTTTTCATTCTGGAATAATGTCTCATATTTTCTAACCAAGCTAAACCAGGTTCTCCATTATCTACGATTCGTTTTGAAACTTCTGTATAATCCATACCAAGTTCTGCAAATATTGAGTTGTTTGATGTCCAACCATATTGGTCTCTGTGTGGATTTACTTTATAATTTTTTAAATCTAAATATTCTTCTGAATTGGGGTCTCCAAATACAATTTCTGCTGTTCGTCTAACATTACCTGCTACAACACATTTTCCTATAAGATTCATAATATCAACGATTGTAGTGATTGTTATTGGACTACCACTATTTGTTTCTAATACTTCTTTAATATCCTTATGAACTTCTTCTAACGGGTCTGGACCAGATGATACTCCACCAAATCCTTTGATTGGCTCTCCTTCTAATCTAATTAGACTATAATCAAATTCTATTTCGTTTGTTCCGTGAAAATAACTTTCTAATAATAATTTAAGTGATTTAACCCAACCTTCTCTTGTGTCTGGTATCTGATATGTAGTTATCTTCCTATCTTTATTAATACCTTTAACAACTATTTCACCAGCTCCTTTTGTATCGAAACCAACACCAACACCTAACATTGATGCGTCCATTAAAAAACAAAATGGTTTAGAATAATCTTCTTTAATTGTTTTTGTAGATACGAATGCACAATTATTTAATGCTGCATATAATTTCTTTTTCTCTGTGATTGCTGTTCCCATAGCCCATAAACCACGACCAGGCGGTAAAAACTTCATATTGAAAATTCTATCATACATTTCTTGTGCTGACTTTTGTGCTTGCCAAGGATTCCAACCTAATTGGTGAGAGTCAATCCATTTCTTTTGCATTGAATAAGTTCCCTCAACTACTCTTTTGACGGTTTCCCACCATCGTTCATTCTTCCCATTTTCCTTGATTCGAGAATAGGTTCTCATATAAACTAATTCACCTAATCCGTTGAAACCGAAAGGTGGCTTTTTTCTTTTGTATTTGTCTACAAAATTATCAGATAACTGAAATTGCATTGAAACTCCCTTGTTAATTTTTTAATGTCTTTTCTTAATATAAATATTAGATTACTCAAAACCATCCACTTCTTTTTGATGCGTTTTTAATTTATTTGCCAAAGTTTTTCGTAGAAACTCCTCTGAGTTGTCCATTTTCTTTTGCTGGTGAACGCCTTGTTTTGAAGTGGATTTATAGATATCAATCTTACCAAGTTCTGTGTCCATTTTTGAAGGAAATGTTATTCCATCGACACCGAACCTGTTCTTGATAATGTGAAATCTTGCTGTTTTACTGACTTTATCTTCTACTTTTCTGGACATACTCATCACAAAATCCGCTATCATAATTTTAGAATAAGATTCCGATACTTTTGTAGCATCAATCACTTCTTCTTCTAATGATGAACGATTTGCTTGTGAAGCAGTCCATATAGGTAAATTCATTTCCCCCGCTAAAGCTCTTAGGTCTTCATATATTGACTCTAATACAAATCTTTTTTCTTTACCAACACCCATTAAAATATCAGCATAATCAACTAATACTATATCGGGTTTTATTTCTTGTAATTCTAATTGTTTTAAGTGTGAACTTAATGTCTGGACTGATGCAGCTTTTGTTGGATAATATTTAATCATTAACTTTCCTGACAATTTTTTTAATTTTTTCTTGACATCTTCAACATAATACTTTATATTTGATGTTGTTATTCCTGTGAATATCGTATCATATCGTAACCCAACATAGTTTTCATTTAACTCTAATGAATAATGGACTACGGTTTTTCCTTTAGCTAAACTATTTGCTCCAATACATTGTAAAGCCCAAGACTTACCGATACCAGCTGGTGCAACGATTACACCCAATTCACCACCACCTAAACCACCATCCATAATCTCGTCTATTTCACCCCAACCACATTCAACGGTTTCTCTTGCTGATTTAGATAATCTTTCGTCTAAACTTACTAAGTAATCGTGTCCGATATCTCGTTCAGTTCCAGCACTCATAGCATTATCAACCAACTTTTTGATTTCGTCATATTCTTGATTTTCTAATAGGACTACTGAATCTATGATAGCGTTTTTTAATTTTTGATTTTTACAAAACTTTATAGTTTCTTTCTGAGTAAATTCTAAATCACTTGATTCTCTGAAATTCCAAGCATCTTTTAATTTATCAACAATAGAAGTTTTTAAAACTTCATCTTCTACATCATTTATTTTTACTTTAATTACTTCTAATGTAGGACTTGTTTTAAATTCATAGAAATAAGAGATAATATTCTTAACCAACCACTTATTGGCATCAGAATCAAAATACTCTTCTTGAAGAATATCTGATATAGTCTGTATAAATGTTTTCTTAACTAATAGTGAAGAAATAATTTTAGACTGAAATGAATTTCCAAAACGCGTTAGTTTTTCATTCTCCATATAAACTTTTTCTAACCTCTTGTTCTTTTTGTTGTTTTAATCGTAAACGATATCTTTTGCGGGCTTGTAACTTAAGTTCTTCTTTGTTTCTCTCATAATGTTCTCGTTGCCATTTTAACTGAGCTTCTTTTCTTTCTTTCTTGGTTTTATATATTTTCTTTCTACCCATAATAAATATCAAATTCTTTTCTATAAATCAAATAAATTTTTCCCACATCTTTACTGGATATTCTAATTTATCAACACGAGCTTTTGCTATCTCGTAATATTCTTCCTCATTATCTATACCAATATATTTTCGTTCTAATGAAATACACGCAAGTGGTGTAGTTCCACTGCCCATAAATGGGTCTAATACCATATCACCTTTACGACTACCTAATGTTACCAAATAATTCATTAATTTTAATGGTTTTACGGTCGGGTGTATGTTTCTACTCGTGGTATCTCTATCTTTGAACATTCCGTTTGGGTCATCTTGACTACCACCTCTACCAACATATGCTCCTGATTTCTTTTCTTCCATTAATTCTAATCCATCGTCTTTTTCACTACGACTTGCTTTTGGAACAATTAAGAATGGAAATGTTTTCTGAACTGGTTCTGGTAATGATTTGATGTTTTTATTCCACCAAGCGTCTAAACTATAATATCTTGAATAACCACCAGTATCATTGTATAGTGCATTACTCTCAACTGCTTTAGCATTACCCCATATTCCTTTATCATATGTAGATTTTGTTGTTCTACTATCACCTTTTCTAATCTTTCCGTCATCAATAATATCATCACTTACCAATAGATTGGCTGGAAATCTACCCATTGGACTGGCTTCTGCGGTATCATTATTTTCTGATTTAAATCCACTTGTTTTAAATACCGTTCCGTCTTCTCTTGGTTTTCTATTAGTGGTTTTTCTGTAATCTTGTGTTTCACCTGGTTTCCCAATACCAATATCCATAGCACCATAACCACCTTTTGGCGTATCTGATTCTTCAAATGGTATTCTACAATCATCAAACCAAGTTACACCTTTTCCATTATCTTCTGCTTGTTCTAAATAACCTTTTTTATCTAATGGTTTCATTGCTACGATTACAACTTCAACTGCTGGTTTTGGTTGAAACCCTGCATAACTTCCCTCTAATTCTGAACTACCTTTAGTTATTTCATTTACTTTTCGTTCTGCATTTTGAACTTGTCCATAAGATAACTTGTCAATACCGATAGCTTCTTTTGATTTTTTACCAACATCTCTAAAGTCTGGTGAAGAACCTAAATCAACACCAATAACTTCTCTATCGTTTCCATCTCTTTTATCAATCATCTTACCAATGTTCATTGCTTTTGGAAACCCACTTGCGTAAGTCCAATAGATTGGTGTGTAGTCAATTCTAAATCCAACTCTTTCTAACATTTCTGCCATACGATACTGAACATCACTTCTTGGTGCAGACATAACAAATGCCATACTACCAGGTTTCAATACTCTGAAACACTCTTCGAATATTCCAATGTCTGGAAGAACTTTATCCCAATCTCTACCCATAAATCCATAGCCGTATGGTGGGTCTGTGCATAATAAATCTACTGAATTATCATCATACTTTTTTAATTCTTGTAAAGAATCACCTTTTACTAATTCACTTTCCATTATTGTCCTATAAATTTTACTAATGTTTGAAATTTTGTTTGTAACCAACTTTCTAAATTAGGAAGTGCTGAATACATCTTGTCTTCTAAAAACATCTGTTTAAATGTTACTTTATCTAAGTTAGGAATTGGTTCTCTAATTTTGTCTATGGTTTTTGTTTTGGCTGATGCTGATATATCTACATTGTGTAATTGCATCAAATCAAAGTTTCTTTCCATAAGTTCTCTGTGTTCTTCTAACTCATCTACCTCTGTTATTACTTCATCAACTGAAAATTGTTTGTCTTCTTGTAAAAATGGTAATTTTTTTAATACGGTTTTTAGTCCATAACCAAAAACACCATTAATATTATCTGATTTATCTCCGTCAAATATTCTATACATTAGTAGATTATGTGAAGGAATACCATATTCCTCAAACACATTTTCTGGTTTATATAATTTTTTCTTTGTTGGCGACCATACTGAAATTCTATCATCAACTAATTGTAGAAAATCTTTGTCCGAAGACATAATGGTCACTTTACTATCTGTAAGAACTTGTTTTGATGCGTATGCAATAATATCATCTGCTTCTACATTATCTATTGATAGCATTGTTATTGGTAGAAAATCCAAATACTCTATTGTTCTTTGGATTTGTCGTATCATATTTGCTCGTTCTTCTTCAATAGTTTCAAAATCATAAGCTCTATTCAAACGAATATTCGTTTTTCTTTTTGCTTTATATTCTGGATACATTTTTCTACGGCG